CCATATTTCTAGTATTTTTAATCACTGCCCTGTTTTTAACTGGGTGCAAGGAGACTAAAACGTCCGCGTCATCCGAGACCAAGGCCGTCGAGCGACAGCAGAGCCAGTACCAGATAGGCCAACCTGTACCCAGCTTCGATTGGTCATTGGAACGTGACCTGGTGATCCAGTTGTACACCGTCAGGAACCAGAAGGCTGCCACTCATTCAGTCTGGCGCTCAGACAGAGGCACGATAGAAGGCGATTGCCCTAGCTACGGCTACGGGATACCTTACGATACCAGCCTGACTAACCCTTTAGTAGCTACAGACATTGATATGCAAGGTGAAGAGCACAGTTACCAGGGCGGCGCATTGGCTTCAGTAGAACAGCCGGAGCCGAACGGCATATTTGCCAGCAAAAACACTGCGGCTACGTGGGTTATGTGTTTGGGCGAGGCAGGGTCAGTCGAACCTGTCTATGTTGAAACCAAAGTGACGGTATACCCTGGCCCGGTGAGAGTCGACTACGACACCAACCGGGTCCGCCGCAGCGGTGCTGCTACCGTGCTAATCAACACGCAGTAATTCAAATAGCTACCTTCCGGTTCTTACCGCCGGAAGGTAGCACTTATTAACGAGGCCAACCCATGAACCCCAAACTAACTGAATTTCTATGCATCGCCGCCTACCTGGCCCTGGTATTCGCTTGTGGTTTCGCTATCAGTCTGATTTTCGGGGGTTAGCCGGAGTGGATATTTCTACCGACACCGACCAACAGATGATCTACGCCCTCGACCGCCAGATCAAAGCTCTCAACGCCCAGGCGAAGGAGTTTAGCGAGGCGGGGGATTACGGATGCATGTTTTTCGAGGCAGACGCAGAACAGTTGCAGAAGGTTAAACAGTTGCTATTGACTGGCACTACCGCGGGGCCAGAGGATATTCTAACTCTCGGCCCTGCCGCTACAGACCCACGGAAGTTCAACGGGCATATAAACGCAGCAGGTATCTTACTCGACAGAGCCTTGGAGGAGATAGAAGGCGGCTTCGTCCGATGTGAACATTGCGGTGAACAGGAAGACACCAAAGATCTGGATTTCGTAGATGATTTGAAGGCGGCAAGAACTGAAATACTTGCGTTTATAGGAGGCAGTTGAATGACCACCTCCACTCTAACCTTCACCGACCCACACAGCATCGAGCGCGGCAACTTATTCACTGTGAACGGCAGCAACGCAACCCTGCAGCTAATAGCTACTGAAGTCACCGAAACTGTTGTAAAGCTCACACCTTACACCTGGCTGCACAAAGTATTGTCGTGGAACCCTTGCAACAGTATTGACTTAATTTTAGGAGATTTTGAATGCTAAAATCCGATCCAAGACTACTCGCGAAACTCCGCCAGGCTACCGGCGCCAACTATATGCTATGCCACAAGGCTGCTGACGAGATTGTGAAGCTGCGAAAGGAAGTTGAACGGCTGAAAGCGCAGGTAAAGTCTGACCAGGCATTCATCGACGCCGCAGCGAAGGCCATATAACCTCATGCCAATCCTAAACTACACCACCAAGATCAAACCCGAGAAAACGGCCGGAGAAATCCAGTCGATACTCGGTAAATCGGGCGCCCAGGCAGTGATGTCCGAATACCAGGGCGGTGAAGTAACCGCCATCTCGTTCCGCTACGAAGAGCAGGGTAATTTGCTGTCTTTCAGGCTCCCGATCAACTCCGAGGGTGTTCTCAAGGCGTTCAAGCGCCAAAAAATCCGAAACTGTTGCTGCAATATCGATCAGGCAAAGCGAACCGCATGGCGTATTGTAAAGGACTGGGTAGAAGCCCAGATGGCGTTAGTAGAAGCCAATCAGGCCGACCTTGTCGAAGTGTTCCTGCCTTACCTGCAGGACGATACCGGCACCACTGTCTATAAACGGCTGCAAGGCGGCGGTTTTAAGGCGTTAACCCACAATCCCGAGGATAAATGAACACAATCCAATCCAACTGGCTAGAACAGTTAAGAGACCACCCGCCAGAGCCTTTAACCGCCGGCGAAATCACCAAAGCACGCGAGCAGTTTTACGCAGGTTCGGTGGCGATGTTGGAATCCATCCTTAAACTGGCTCCGGATACCACCTCTGACGACGCCTTTCACCATATTATGAAAGGCTTTGGGGATGAAGCGCAGGCGTTTAAGCGAGAGCGAGAGGTTTTCTATGCACCAAAAGAAAATCAATAAAGCCGTCCGAACACTGCTCAGCCAGAAGACTCGAATTGGCGGTGTTTCTGTCTCTAACACAGAGCTGGTCGCTGAGATTAAGACTTTCCACCAGGAGCAGGCTCAGCGGGCGTTCATCTGCGGGTACGAGGCGGGGTTGGCAGCACACCAGGCCGCTCTGGATAACGCACCCGCGCCGCTTACGGCTCAGGAAGCGTTGAAAATTCACTGCCCCTACTTGTTGACAAATAAATAACGATCGATAGACTGAACTGACACAATTCAATAAACCAGACTCAAGGAAAATAAAATGCCAACCAACGATTCGCCAATTCAAGACCACTTCAACATGCTTGGTCACAAGGTCAAGGACGCTGTTACCGGTTACGAGGGAGTAGCTACTTCGCTGTCCTTTGATCTGTACGGCTGCGTACAAGTGTCCGTTACGCCTCCCGTGCGCAAAGACGAGGACGGGGAGAAGTATTACGGTAAATGGTTTGATGTTTCCCGACTGAAAATTACCAGCAAGAGGAGAGCCATGGACCCGCCTGATTTTTTCGGCAAAACGGCGGTGGCGAAAGGCATGAAGGGTGCGGCTGAAAAGCCTTCGATGGCTAAGTAATTTAATCATGGCTGAAATCATAAACAATTGGCTGATCGTTGACGGCCCTGGCCCGATGACAGACCCAGAAAATGCCCGTGGCAATATGTTGGCCTCTGTAGACGAGTTTCGGTATGAAGGCGATGATTCCAACACTAAAAACCTACAGATTAAAGATGGCTTAATTACAGGCAGGTTTGGTAACTTGGTAGTCACCAGTGAAGGCGCCCGGCATGAACTTGGGACGCCTTACTCTGAGTATGCGGAGGCTTACCCTCGCGCTAGATCCCGGCTTTTGAGGGCGCTATAATGCCAACCAACAAACCCATCACCCGCTTCCGTGAGACCTACCGTTGGCTCAGCAACTTCTACCCTGCAGAAGTCTTTCTTGACGAGGTCAACTACCCGACTGCCGAGCACGCCTATGTAGCCGCGAAAACCTACAGTCCGGCAGAAAGGCTGCGAGTGCGTTGCTGTATGACGCCTGGTGACGCCAAGCGCTACGGCAGAACCCTGGCGCTGCGCCCAGACTGGCCGCACATCAAGCTCAAGGTTATGGAGGATTTGCTTCGGCAGAAGTTCGCCCCCGGCACACCGCTGGCAGACAAGTTACTGGAGACAGGTGATTGCCACATTGAAGAAGGCAACTCCTGGAATGATACTTTCTGGGGAGTTTGCAACGGTACGGGGGAGAATCATCTTGGCAACCTTCTGATGATGATTCGCGGGGATCTCAAGAATAACGCGCGGACTATCTATAGGACCTCCGCTGTAGGTTGGACTGATACGTGCGTGTCTGTGCCTTCAATGGCTTTGCTGAAAAAAGAGGAAAACTGAACCCATGTTCGACCAAATAACCACCGAATTCAAATACATCCGCCCGAAATGGTTCAAATACTTGATGATCATCTGCCTTGCCGTGCCCGGATACCTGGTGATTTACGCGGTACTTGGGTTTTTCTGCGGCATCGGGCAGGCGATCGAAGACTTGAAGAGCATGTGGAGATAGTATGAGATACCCAACACGCGCAACCAGGGCAAATCTAATCGCCAAGGCGGCTTCTTACGCGCGGTGCGACAGGCTGAATAAGTTTTATGCTACCATTGAAGGAAAGAAGTCAATCAGCACCCGGAAGCTCGGGAAAATGCTCGATAATCTGCAAGAAGATTTCAAACTGGATGCCATATTTATGAAAAATATCGCTGATAAACTGCCGAAGGACTAACCAAAATGATTGCAACAAGAGACATTGACGAACATTTAGCTTTGAACGTGATGGGCTGGGTGGTTGAAGAAGGTAATTCACTTCTACGCTCAAGATACTACGACCCGAAAAAATATAATCACAACTTAGCCAGTGATGAGCAAAGTTGTGAAATGGCAGTTTCAGACTGGCAGCCCAGTTTTAAGGTTGAGCATACCTTCTTGTTAGTGCCGAAAATGCAAATGGTCGGTTTTCAGTACAGCACTGACAACTACCCCTTATGCCGAGCAACTGCGCGCAGCCTTAATCAACTAATCGGGCGCAGCAATGCCGAGGGTGAAACTGCCGCTGAAGCAATCAGCCGGGCAATCGCATACGCAACAGGATGGAAAGAATGACAACTCTCAACAAAGACGGCACCCCCCGCAAAAACAGCGCCCAACCTGGAAATCGGAGAAGGCGGATACCAAAACCCAGAAAACTCACCAACTGCGAAATCAAGAGGTATTGCCCCACGCTGTGGGAGACTGTTGAGGCGGATAAAATCCCGCCGCAGACGCTTCTACCCGATGCACTGCGCCAGATAATGGTCACGTTGTGGCATTTAGGCTTTCAGGAGTCGAGCAATCTGGACGTTACGCCTGAGATTTTAGACCGGGCTGAAGTGTTTTTGAAAGAAAAGCTGGGACTTGAAAACCCTCCCGAGCCACTATAAACTCAACAAACCTGGTCTTTCTCCTCCTTGCGGCTGGGTGTTTGTGTGTGGAGAGCGCTAGTCGCTCTCATTAGAAGGCTGGTTACCTTCGCTGGGAGGCTGCCGGGCTCACCCCCAAATAAGCTTGGCAGCCTTCTACTTTTTGACAAACCTATCTCCCCCGATTACAATTCGCCCAACTTAAATTTTGAAAATAATTGAATGGGCAATCCCTTTGAAGAAGCGGCTAAGGAAGAAGGCGGCCACAAGCCTCAGAGCCGCGAAGAAATACGAGAAGCGCATGACCTCGCAAACCTTGCGGCAGAGGAAGGCATTGACCTGAAGAAGCTGATAGGCGGGCAGTACAAGTTGATTACCGGCTTACAGGCGCATTTGTTCGAGCCGGACGGCACGCCTAAGCGCGACACCAAATACGCCGACATCAAAAGCTACATATCCAGCAGTATGCAGTTGCTTGATATGTTGCGGAAATTCCAGAACGCCCTGCAAACTGACGAAGACTTCAAGCGCGCTGAATTAGCGCTGGAGATGACATTCGAGGAAATCGAGTGCCCTCAGTTTGCGGAAATATTTAAACGTAACATCGCCAATTTAACGGAAGCGGAAAATGAAGCAATTCGAGCATAACGGCCAGACCCGGTCGATCGCTGAATGGGCCAGTAAGGTAGGCATCTCTCGGGCGGCTATGTCGGCCAGGCTGCGAAAAGCCACCACCCCTGAGGCCATAGAGAAAGCCTTAACAGCAAGCCCCAGCCAGGGCAAACGTAACGATAAGCTGAACCCTTAATGCTATCGAGCAAATTACAGGGGCATCTTGATCGTGTATTGACCATCGCCGACAAAGGTACGGCGATGAAAGAACTGTCTGGCTGGATGACCCGAAACCTGCGGCTGAATGACCGGCCTTACAGTTTCAAAGACCATGAGATGCATATCGCGATTGCAGCGGACCAGCATCCGCATAAGGCTATTAAGAAGCCCTCGCAGGTCGGCCTAACTGAACTTTCCTTGAGGATTGTAGCTGCGATTGCCGCTGTAACCCGGTCAGAAATTATCTATGTGTTCCCCTCCGCAGATTTTTCAGAGAAAGTTTCTGCCTCCAGGTTTTTGCCTATCGTCAAAGGTTCCCCAATTCTGGCGGCGATGCAGCATACTGAGGTAAAGTCAGCGGCAATGCGCAAACTAGGCAACAGTACCATTTACTTTAAAGGGGCTTCTGGCACTAACCAGACTATATCCATACCGGCGACGCATTTGATTTTTGACGAGGAAGATTTCTGTTCGCCGAAGATTATAAAACAGTTCAACGCCCGCCTACGGCATAACGAACCAGACCCTGTGACCGGTATACAGGGGTTTCGCCAGCGGTTTTCGACCCCTACTGTACCTAATTACGGGGTCAGCAAGCACGTAGACATGTCAGACCAGAAGCTCTACATGGTGCAGTGCAGTAAATGCAATACGCACCAATGGCCAAGTTACTATGAAGACTATGTGATACCGGGCTACGACGGCGCGATGGAAGGGTTCGACAAACTCGATCTGCACAACCCTCGCTACAGGGTGGCTGAGGCGTATATCAAGTGCAGCCATTGTGGCAAGGATTTATGGCAAGACTTGCTTAATCCAGACAGGCGCCAGTGGGTGGCTAAATACCCAGAACGAACAATGCTCTCAGGGTATCAGGTATCTCCGATTGACGTACCTAAGTACAACACTGTGCCGGGCATATTTTGGCAACTGGAAGAGTATTCTACCCAGGACCACCGGAATATTGTGCTTGGGCTGGAGCATGAAGACGAAAATAACTCTTTCTTGAAGTCCATATTCAAAAATAGGACAGACGCTTTTTATATGGATATCGAAGAAGCGAAGGTGACCACGTTGTCAGGCGCGGTGATGGGCATCGATATCGGTAAGATCGCGCACTATTTTGTAGGCATACCGGTGGGCGGTGATTTGCATATCCTCAATGCAGGTACCCTCGATGTTCGAGACGGGCTACTGGCACTGCAAATCCAGCCTATAATCAATGCCTACAACGTGAGCGTTACTGTCCTCGACGCAGGCCCTGACTTCAGCACGCCGCAAACTTTGATCGAAGATAACCTGTACGGCGAAGTGTTCGGCTGCCAGTACGCCCGATCGGTACCGGGAGCATTCACTGATATCGATCCACGGCCTGAGGAGGGTGTTGTCAAGGCAGGCCGGTCAGCGACTATTTCAGACACCATGCAATTTCACAATAAAGGCCGTATCCATTACCCTGCCCGGTGCGAGGAGATGGCTGTGGTTAAAGAACACCTGGACGTACTGAAGAAAGTCGTCCGTAAAGGCCCCGACGGAGATATCACCAGTTATCCGAAGCCCGACAAGCCAGACCACTACGCGCATGCGCTTAATTACATCAGAATAGCGTACAAGATATCGACTGATAGCGGTATGATGTCTAAAAAGATGGGAGTCCCGCCCGGGGTTTCTACTGTTGCGATAGGCGCAAATAGGAGCAGAGCATGACTATGTTAAAAGCAGGCGTAGCAATCGATGCGTGGAAGTTGAAGATATTTAAACGCCATCTTGACGAGGCTGGCTATCAATATACCGAGCATCCTGGGGCAACAAAAGGTAGTTTACTGTTGAACGTAGCTACTGAAACTGTAGCGGCCTTGAAGCCGGTCATTGAGAAAGCACAGAAGGAGTGTACAAAGGCTAAAATGCATTGAATTTTCTAATCTACCTCGCTCAAAGAGTACCAGCCCTTGACTTTCCCTAAGGGCTGGTAAATGATTAACCCTACTTTGCCTGACAGCCTTCGACATGCCTAAGTCACCTGCTCAAACGAATCCAATCACTCTGCCTCGGAGGCTGACTTCTACTGTGCGTTCGCGCAACGTAGAGTCAAACACGCCTAAAGGCAGTCTGATACCGGACGTAGGCAACTCATGGGTGACCCGGGACCCACGCACGTTGCGCAGCCAGGGCCAGGTCGCTCAAGCTATTCGGATTCTTGCCAAGGAGAATGGCAACCTGTCGACTGCGGTCTACAACATGGTCCAGATCGCGGATTCAGGTTACAAGGTGGCGGCCTACAACCCAAGTACAGCCGAGTTTTCCGCTGAGGGCACGTTGCTCGCAAAGAATGTCATTGCCAGCATGGATACCCTGCACGACTACACCAAAGGCTTCGGGCGTAAGCGCCCGATACCGATGATCATACAAACTTTGCTACGAGAGACTATCTTGACGGCGGGCTGTTCATTGGAATTGATTCTGGACAAGGGTTTCTACCCTGACAGGTTCCAACCAGTTGACCACTCTACTTTGCGGTGGGCTTCTGACGGTAAAGGCGGTAAATACCCAAAGCAGGTAGGCTTCGGCAAAGATGAGATATCTCTCGATATCCCTACTTTCTACGCAGAAACTCTACACCAGGAGATGGATACGGCTTACGGTACCTCGATACTCAGAGCTTCGCTGAACTCCTTATTCGAGTCCGAAGAGTTTATTGCAGATATGCGAAGGGTGTTGTTTAAATCCGGGCACTCCCGCCTGGTGGCCGTACTGGACTCGGATAAGATCAAGTCGTCAGCTTCGAAAGATGTGCAAAATGACCCAGCTAAATTATTGACTTTTATGAACGGCATAAGGGCAGAGGTCGAAGAAACTTTAAAGAACATCTCGCCTGAGGATGCGGTCGTCTCTTTTGATTCTGTGGATTTTACCACCCACGATATCGGCGGGACGAAATCTGACTACACCTCGTTGTTGTCTTCGATGGACAACCGCCAGGCAACCGCCTTGAAAACACCGCCCTCCATTCTCGGCATGCGTTCAGCAGGTTCGCAAAGCTTGTCAAACTCTGAAACGCTGATATTTCTGAAAGGTGCCGCCGGCATACAAACCCCTGTTGAAGCCGTTATGAGCCGAGCGCTGACAACGGCTGTCCGCATGTTCGGCAGTGATGTCTACGTGAAATTAAAATTCAACGATATCGATTTGCGCCCTGACTCTGAATTAGAAGCCTTCAAGACTATGCGGGAGACTCGAATTCTAAACCGCCTCAGCCTTGGCTTGATCACAGACGAGCAGGCGGCCTATGAGTTAGACCTGCCTTATAATCCAGACGCGCCGAAGTTATCCGGGACTAATTTTAAAGTGACAGATTCTGGCAGTAGCGCTACCACCCGCGGCCCGATGGAAGACGAATTACAGCCTGGTGAAGACGCCCCCCGCAAAGGCGGAGGCGAAAGCCAGTGAGTAAAAACTTGCATACCCTTTTAGAAATTGTTACTTTCCCATTATGCCTACATTAGCTTCAGAAGAAATCACCGCTAAAGACTTCACCATTTGGGCTGGCACCTTAGCCAGTTACCAGGGTGTAGAGACTGCCCTGCAAGGTATTCAGCAGCATGCCCGCGACCATTTCGATGAGGATGAAGACGATGAAGCCGAGCAGAGCCGACTGCTGACTATCTCTAATGGTATCGGCATCATACAAGTTCACGGCTCTCTGACGAATCAGGACAGTTTCTGGAACCAATTTTTCGGTATCACCTCTTACGGTGAGATACAGGACGCGATCGCACAAGCCCTCGAGAGTTCCGAAGTTGACAAAATCATACTTGATATCGATTCCCCTGGCGGCAGTGCACGCGGCATCGATAACCTTTCGGCTTACATAAAAGAAGCCGACAAAATTAAATCAGTCGACGCGCATGTTTCCGGTGTGGCTTTTTCCGCAGCCTACTGGATCGCTTCTGCCGCCCGAACTATCAGCGGCCCGCGCATGTCAGAGTCAGGCAGCATCGGTGTTATCGCCATCCTGCAAGAAATCACTGGCATGGCCGAGAAAGCAGGCGTCAAATTTCATGTTTTCCGTGCAGGTAAACATAAAGCCATTGGCAACCCTTATGAGAAGCTTTCGAAGGAATCCGCCGGCATAATTCAAAGCCGTCTCGAAGTTACTGAAGGGTTCTTTCTTGACGCCGTCGCAGAAAATCGAGGCATCCCGAGGGCTTCTGTTAAAGCGAGAGTAGGCGAAGGCCTGACATTTTTCGCGCAAGAATCTGTCGACAACGGCTTGATGGATGAAGTATTATCTTTCGATAGTTTATTTAGTCGGCTGGTGAAAGCCCGAGGCAGTGCCTCACAAACACCAGGTTCGGCGTCAATTGAGGACAATGTTATGGGTAAAAAATTAACGCCTGAAGCCGAAGCTGCTATCGCAGCTGGCGCGACTGAAGAAGAAGTTCTGGCACTTATGGCAGAAGATGAGTCTGCTGAAGACGAAACTTCGGAAGAAGCCTCAACAGGCGAAGAAGAATCTTCAGAGGAGACTTCGGAAGAAGAATCTAGCGAAGAAGAAGCTTCAGATGAAACTGGCGAGGAAGAAGAAACTTCTGCCCCTGCCGCCTCAGACAATTCCCTGGTGGTCTACCTCAAAGACGAAGTCGCAGACTTACGCTTGAAGCTCGCAGATGCAGAAGCCAAAGCGAAAAAAGCCGACCTTCTGGAAGCTAATGAAGGCATGGCTCGGAAAATTATCGGCGAATACGTTTCCGGCATGGCAGTCCGTCTCGGCGGCCCTGCACTTGAAGGTGTGGACAAGATGGACATGTCTGCGTTATTCTCCGCCTATACGAGCCACCGGGCTGCTTTAGTTAGCCGGTTTCCGACGGAAGGCAAAGCGCAAGTGCATGATGAGGAAGTGGATGAACCCGCTGCTCAACAGACCAGCGCTGAAATCCGCAGCATTCGTGCTAACACTATTTAATTTAACGAGGACTAGAAAATGGGTACATCAACTTTAGCTCGCCAACTTCTGACAGATCTGAGCTTCCGAGGCGTTATCACTGATGCGTTGGGCACTAACTCTGGTGATTACACTGACGTAGAGGTAGGCAAAGGCGTTAAGCTGGCGGCCTCTGCCTACGTACCTGTTGTCAAGGCTGACGAAATCGACGGCATTGTTGCCACGGTCGAACCGGGGCTTCGTAATGGCGGGTTTAACTGGGGCACCATCCAGACCAAAGGCCGCGCACTGGCGACTGTCGGCGCAAGCCAAACAGGCAACGTCGCAATCGGCGCGTATGTCACCAATGACACCCCAATCGCCCCCTTAACGGCTGGTTTGATTCAGGTATTCTCTGTCGGCACAGGTTTTGTAGCGCCGACCCGATTCTTCTGGCGTGTTATTAAGATCATCAGTGGTACAGGCGCCGCTGGCGATTCTGTAATGATCGAACGCATCTAATAAATTTTTTGACAGCCAAAAGCTGAGGACTTAAAAATGACCGCAGAAACTAAATTCAACTTCCGCGAACTCTCCACGGGACACATGGCCGAGGGCGAGATCAGCATGGAAAGCTACAAAGAGGCGGCAGAAGCAGGTTTAAGCCTGTCGCAGCTTATGGCGCGAAAATTCCCGACTGATGAGGCCAAGCACGGCTCGATTCTATCGCAAGCTCTTACCCATTTGGGTATTCGCTTGAAGCCTGATTCGGTTACTGGTGAACCCTCTACTCGGCTATCAGATGCCTTGAATATGCGGTTAGGCCCGATCACTGCGCCTGACGGCACCGGCAACACTACCCCAGCAGGTCGGCTGTTCTTTCCCGAAGTTATTTTGCAGACCATCGCTTCTGCTCTTCGCGAAGATAAGACGGACTTCTTCCGCGGCGTTGACAATATGATCAGCGGCACCGAGCAGGTTAACGCACCTGAGTTCAAACGTCCGCGAATTGATGTGACTGCACCCGAAGGGTCAGAATCACAGTCTGTTGGTCAGTTAGCTGAGCCACCTATCATGGTTTCAGTGACCGCCGCAAATACGACTACTCGCATCCCAGGTAAAGGGATTGGTTTGATTATCTCTGACCAGGCTATGCAGGTTACGTCATTTGACCTCGTCAATACCGTCATGTCTTCACAGGCTCACGGCGAGCGAGTTCGGATGGTTGAAGGTCAACTGGCTGACGTGCTCAACGGTAACACTGATATCAGCGCTGACCTGACGGCATTGCCAGTCTTCAACGCTGATACGCTGGATGCTACTATCTCTGCCGACGGCGAGTTGACTCAAAAGGCCTGGATTCATTATCTTCGCGATAATTACCAGACCATGCAGATCACCAACATTATCTGTACTATCGATACGGCGCTGGCCATCGAAGGCCGCACCGGTAAGCCTACCAATCAAAACGACGATCCAAACAGTCCTCGTATTGATTCGTTGTTCAATATCGATAACCTGGGTATTACGCCCCCTCGGTTGTTTATCGTTAACCCGAGTGTTGTCGCTAACAACCGTATTCACGGCCTTGACCGATCTTCTGCCCTGCGCAGATACATCAACGTCAGCGCGGAATACGCAGCCATGGAAGAGTTTGTCCTCCGCCGCGCTAAGGCTTTCCGTGTCGACCACGGCGAAGCACTGTCTCGACTGTTCGACGACGCCTTCCGCTCTATGGATTTAGTTAACACGTAATCCAGGCAGGTAGTTAAGTATTAATAAAGCCGCCACAAGGGCGGCTTTCTTTTTATAGACACTTGTTTACTTATCGAGTAGTATTTCAGCACACTTAAACCTAATTTGGAGACCGAGCATGGCCCTTAATAAAACAGCAGACGCCAAAACTGATGAAGAACTGGCGGCAGAACGCGAGGCTGACGAGGCCGTAAAGGCGCGAGAGGCTGCCGACAAAGCCGCCGCGGATGAAAAGGACGCTGAAGATTTAGCAGCCGCCCAGGCTAAGGAAGCCGCCCAGGCTAAGGAAGCCGAAGAAAAAGCTGCCGAAGATGCGAAGCTGGCGGCCAAAGTTGAAAAGGACGCCCCGAAACTCACCGCGCACGAAAAAAAGTGCAAGGCTATCGAAGCCAAGGCGGCGAAGCTGAACAAAAGCGGTGCGAAGAAATTCGTCACGCTCAAAGGTTGTGACCAGGTGCAAGACCCTGGCACCAAAGTAACCTTGTACAAAGATCAGGAGATCCGTGTGCCTGAAATTTCCAAGTGGGTTATTTGTCAGGCCAAGCTCGACTACCTAACTTTCGAGTAACAGGTTAAATCCGATGACTGTAACCATCCTCGCCCTCACCGATACCGACGAAGTCAGGTCGGCGCTGGGCGTGGATGACAAAGACATTGCTGATGTATTGATCACCAGGCTAACGCCTGAGAATGATCTGCAAGCTGACTTGATGGACTGGGTTCCGACCTATCAGACAATTATCTCAGAAGGTACCGCAGGGTCACCGACTGATGCGCAGACTTTGAAGTACCTTAAACTCAAACTTTATGCCAAATACTCAATTTCTGCCATCTTCGCCTCATCCGGCGGTAACTCTATTCTGCAGAAGTTGTCTGATGGGTCGAACGAGGCCGCCCGGTTCACTCAGCCTTCGTTAGAAAAGCTGAAAATAGATTTACAAAGACGTGCCGATGATGCCAGAGCGTCTTTAGAGTTGCTGATTACTCCGACTACGGCGGCTTCTTACACGCATTTTGGCAGTGCCGCCCCCTCTTACGACCCTGTCACCAACACAGAAACGTAATGGATCTTCGAAAGCCAGCGGCCTGGTTCGAAACCACTGAATTTGACATCTACGACGAAGCCCTGGCTACGTGGACAGCTTCCGGACTGACCGGCAAGATCATGCCTGCCGACCGGTTTCTATCTAATTTTAACCGCCCTACTCGCCGCCGATCGCTAGGGCTGCCGCCTGAGACGGCTGTACCTGCTTCGAATACGATACGAGTGCCGAGCACAGGCGAAATATATTTTATCGGCGCGCTTAGACAAGACGCCCAAGGGGGGTACGCTTATGACAAGATCGGCATACTGCATCGAAGCGAAACACTCGGAACCGTCAACCGTAGGGCACCGGTAGGGCCTTCCAATAATCCGGGCTGGCTCGTAGAAACCGTTGTCGCCAGCCACTATATGGATGTGGAATTGCGGTCTACGTCGGAAGTCGACGAGCAGAAACAGCAGTTTGAAGGCGATTTTTTCGTGGCTATGCCGCCGCACGCCACCCCTCAGGCCTGGGACCGGCTGTCGATCGGCGGTGAAGATTACATGGTTGAGTTAACCTACGCGGATAGTGGATTCAAGTTTGTACGCGCCATTAAACGTCAGGATCACCGGCAGGATTTCGTTTACCACAGTAGGAGCGCGGCAGTCGATTACGATCCAGCCACAGGTGTCGTAACTGACGGACTTGTGAATTACAACGTCACTGGGTTTGCCATGGACGACCAACTTGGCGACAGCAACACCCTGCAAACCAAAGAGTCGCGACTGGTCATTACTGTCGAGCAGGCCCACATTGGTGTTGTGCCGACCACTGAGGATGAATTGACATGGAACTCCCAGCGCCGAAGAGTAATGAGAGTGGATCAGGATTTCCTTAACCAGCAGTATCATCTACACTGTACGTTATGACTAAGAATTCAGATGAGGCCGCCAGGCTGATTAAAATGCTGCAACCTGTCCCGACTATCATGGCTCGGGCGGTGGGTAAGGCTGTTTATTCGGCGGTGCTACACCATACTCACCGGGACTCAGGCGAGGCTACTTTCAATTGGCGTGCGGATATCAACACTACGCAAGTTCGCCCTTTTGTGCCGATGCGGGGCCGTTACCCTGTAGGCTCCACAGGCGATAGACAGCGCGGCGTTGACAACATTCAAGTTATCGATGACCGGTTCGCTAATTTCACTGGCAGGTTGGTAGGCAAGGACATTAAAACCATTCACGTCTATAACGAAACCCCCCAAGAAGACGGCCACGCCTCTAACGCCCGGTTAGACAGGGCCAGAGCCGTCGCGGATAACCCTGGGTGGCTGGAAGGAATTGCAGAAGGGGCGCTCAGAAATGCCAAGCTATGAAGAGGTAGAAAAGGCTATCGGTACTGTGCTGCAAGCTCAGTGGACTTTTACGCCTATAGCTTTTGAAAATGTACCTGCGGCTGACTTTGGGGATGTGTCCAGAGCGAGGCTGGCTGAAGGTGAGGCAGAGTTTATTGATGTTGAAATTCTATACAATGCTTCTCAGGCCGCCGAAGTGGGGCTGAATTCACTTAAAAGGCAGTGGGGTAACCTAGCTGTAGACTTTTACGTCAAACAGGATAAAGGTGTGATCAGCACCCGAACGAATTTAGACAGGCTGGTAGCTATATTTGAGTGGCAAATTATTAGTGATATTGTTTTCAAGGATATTGAGATCATGCCGTCTTTTAAGCGCAATGGTTGGCATATTGTGCCGACTATGGTGAGATTTTATTTTTGTCGTTAAGGGTCGGCACTCAACTTACAGTTGAAATAATCCCTTGACCGCTATAGGATAGGCTTTAACGGCTTTCTATACCCCAACTTCAGGAACTTTGCCATGCCCGTATTCGCTGATACTTCCACTGTTTCCCTGGCTTATGTGCCAGAGGTAACCTTCGACACTCCGCCAACGACAGGATTTAAACTCCTGCGTAACACCAGCGAGTCCTTCAACACTAGTTTGGAATCTGCTAAGTCCGAAGAGATAGATAGCGACCGCCAGTTCACCGGATCGGTTCACGTCTCCGGTGAAAATTCTGGCGCAGTAGGCTTCCAGCTTTCATACGGGGAATATGACCCCTTCCTGGAAGCGGTTCTCCAATCTGCCGCCTGGACAGCAGGGTATTCCGACACCATCACCGCCGTCGCGACTCGAGTATGCACCGTCACCTCGACCACGGGACTCAAAACTGGTGTGCTGATCAAAATTACCGGCCTCACCGTATCTGCCGAAGACGGCGTGTATACTGTGGAGTCCGTCACCGACGCGACCACCTTCACCGTTGTCGAAGCAATCACTGACGAGGGCGTAGCTACTGCCTCTGCCGTCAACAGCGGTACCATCGAAAACGCTTCTGTTCAACGTAGTTTCACGTTTGAAAAGAACTTCATCAACAACGGCACTGACAATTTCTTCCTGTTCAGCGGCCTGCGCGCTTCTTCCGTGAACCTGTCCATGGCCTCTGGATCAATCATAAACGGTGAAATTTCGTTTATGGGTGCTACCGGCGCGGCCTCAGGCACTTCCCAGGAAGTTGGTTCTTATGCTGCTGCTGGCACTAACGAACTGATGAACTCGGTTTCTAACGTCGCCGGCTTGTCTTTGAACGCAGTCAGTGTTGCAGGGGCTTTCACGCCTATCGCGGCTACTTTCCAGGAATTGTCGGTCACCATCGATAATTCTCTGAGAACGCAGTCGGCAGTCGGCAGTCTGTACCCGCAAGGTATCGGCTCGGGGCGTATTAACGTCGAATCTTCTGCCACTATGTATTTCGCAGATCGAGACCTGTTTGACCAGTTCATTGTCAACGGGTCAGTCCAGCTTCGTTTCCAACTGACTGACGCTGCAGATTCCTATGGAAATCGTTACGGATTTGTGCTCCCTGAAATGAAAATTGCTTCACATGAAGTGGTAGCCAGCGGTCCTGACAGCGACATCCTTGCCAACGTATCTTTCGCCGTCCAAAAAGATGCACGCTCTGGCACCGGCAAGTCGATTATCGTTACTCGTATAGCCGCCGTATAATTTCCAACTTACCCGACGGAGTACGTCAACAAGTGATTGAACTTGTTGACGTACTCACCTATACTCGAAATCTTTAAAACCATGAAAGGAGTAAACCTCAATGTTTGATATCAGCAAAAACAAGCGCGACCGAAAAGCCGAAGAACAAGGTAAGTGGATGCCATGGCAGGGTGGCTCGTCATTTCTTGTGGCTCGCAATAATAACAGTGGCTACAAAGCTTTTATCAACAAAGTTCTACGCGACAACTCTGCCGTGCTGGAAAACGCCGACGAACTGGCTATTGCCGACCAAATCTCCGACCAGGCCTTGATCGAAGGTGTTGCACGCCATCTGCTGGTTGATTGGAAAGGTGTTACCGACGGTGGTAAAGCTATCAAATACTCTGCAAATGTGGCCATTGCTATACTTGAAGAGCATGACGATCTCGCCCGGGCTATCAGCACCTTCGCTACCAGCCGAGACAACTACCTCGTCAAAGTCGATGACAAGGACGCCGCAAACTTAAAAAAGTAATTACCTGGGGCGTAAGCTGGGGCGATCCCGAACGGCGCAAAACTTTAGAACTGTATGAAAAGAACTGGGGCCGAAAGGCCCCGGCCTTGCACTCCCAGCCTACCCTATACAGGCGCAACGTACTTTACCACGAAGCCTTCAGTCTGTTATCCAGCGGCAGGCAGAATACCGATAGTGTCATCAACCCGATCACCTTTAGCGATGTGATGGCGTACTGCGATTGCATTAACGAGTTTGACGGTTACGAACGCTTGCGGTATTGGCGTATGGTGAACACTTGCGATGTCGCCTGGATCACTGCCGTACTGGCAGAAAGAGTAGCCAAAGCTGACAAGGTAGCTAAGCCTAAATAAATCTATTACACTTGGCCCTAATTACAGTTAAGAGACTGTCATGTCCTTTGATATCAACCTTACCACCAAGCGATCGCGAGCCGAGGTAAAAGCTTTATCCAACCGGATAGAGCAATTATCCAGAGTCGCCGACAGCGCGTCCGGCAGGCTTCAGGCTGCATTGGGCGGAGGGTTAGGCGGCACTGCGCAGTTAAAGCGCATCGAGACAGCTATCGGGGGCATCAACCGCAACCTGATCAACATGTCTAACCAGTGGCAGAGGACTAACACTGTCGCGGCGACTAGCACCAGGCGTATGGCCCAAGGCGTAGCGAACGTCCGCGCAACAACTAGAGCCGGTCGAATCAGCAACGAAGCCTACGGCAATTCCTTACTAACCGTATCCCAGAAAGCTGCGATACTCCGCTCAGGCATGTTGGCGCTCGGCACCCACGTCGGCATATTCTCCGCGACTACGCTGGTGGCAGCTACAGTTACCTTCGGGCTTGTCAAAGCCATGAAGGCTGTAGTTACGGTAGGTGCCGAGTACACCCGCGCGTTGACGACCACAGCGGCCATCATCGGCGTTACCCGCAATGAATTGGCAGATTTATCCAGAGAACAACTGCATCTGGCAGAGACCACCAAATTCACCACCACCGAAGTTGCTAACGCTTCTACGATACTGGCCAAAACCGGTTTAAAAACTGCGCAGGTTGCTACAGCGCTACCTTCAGTATTGAACCTCGCCGCAGTTGGCGCAGTTGATATGTCAAAAGCTGCCGATATTGCGGCCAGCGCCCTGTTCGGGTTTCAGTTAGAAGCCAAAGATTTAGCCCGGGTTACCGATGTATTGGCGTTCACAGCCATTAACAGTAACAGTACTATTCAGCAACTTGGTAGCTCTTTGTCATTTGCGGCTCCGCTTGCCCGCGCTGCTGGGGCAGAAATTGAAGACGTTGCTGCGATCCTGGGCGTCATGGCTAATGCAGGCGTAAAAGCTTCCAAGGCGGGTACTTCTGTACGCCGTGCCTACGTCAATCTGATAGGCCCGACGGCAGAAGCCGCAGCCGTTTTGAAGGATTTAGGAATTGTTACGCGAGACCAGGCCACCGGCCAACTGCGCGGCCTTATAGATATTCTGGAAGACTTTGCGCGGAATAACGGTAACGTACAGGATCTTGAGAAAATTTTCGGCGTGAGAGCGTTGGCAGGCATAATCCCTGTATGGAAGAGCCTGGCGGTAGGCGTAGCAGGCGGCACTTCCCGTCTAAAGGAATTGCGCAAAGAACTGAATAACGTCATAGGTACCGCAGAAAAGACCCGCGAAGCCATGGAAGAAAACCTGATCGATGTCTGGCTAAAATTTAAATCGGTAGTGTCGGTGAAGGCGACTGAGGCATTTTTATTGATTGAGGATTCGCTGATTTCGTTGATCAAGGCTATGACACGATTTACAAAAGAAGGACTGCAAGTGGGAGAGACTTTTAGGGCTATTGCTTTCCACGCCAGGCAATGGGGCGACCTAATATCTGATATGACGCCGAATATCTTGAAACTGGCGTTTAATACCGAGGGAGCCAATAGAGCTTTAGGTTTCCATGTAGGAATACTGAAGTCGATAACAGGGGTTGTCGTCAACTTACCTGCCCACATAAGGTTTATGGCTACTACGATGGACGTGGGATTCGCTAAATTAATGCTGCTCAACAAAACTTTTGTGCTCGGCCTGGAAGGTGCGTGGATAGATTTTAAATTCTTTTTGAAAGGGCTTATTGGTGGGCTTCCTTCAATATTTCTGCAAAGCTTTTCTGAAATATTTAACGGCTTGGCCCGTAAGTTAGAAGCCGCCTCCAAGCTACTCAGAGATTTTAAACTGGCCGGCGCAGACACGCTTTCAGATTTGGCAGAGAGCCTGCGCGGCAAGGCCGACTTTCTACAGGCTGCCCCTGATCGGCGGGCAACCCAATTAGCGGCTGAAGAGGCCGCGGCCAATGCCCCGCTGGAAGCGCGGGCACTTATCTTAGATAGATTGAGTCAGAAGCAGGATAAGATTTTAGAAGCTGCCAAAGCGGCACACGTCGTAGCATTGGGACGAGCCGCTGCCGAAGAAAAAGAATTTCAAGCTGTCCAAGAGAGATTCGCTCGGCAGGCCCGAAACATTGCAGAAAATAAAAACCTCGCTGCGGACGCGGCTGCTGGCGTAGACCCTGGCATCGGCCGTTTAGGTATCGCCAAGCCTGCGACTGATATCTTGAAAAGTTCCCAGCGCGAGCTAAAGAATTTTATCAAATTACAAAACCAGTCGACCGCGGCAACCGTTGACCAGATACAGCATCTGCAGAAGATGAAGCAGATCGGCCCGTTCGAGGCGCTGAGTGCTGGCCTCCAGAAAAGTAAGAACAGCCTGGCGGAAATTCAGGATAAATTTAACAGCCTGATCGGCCCGCTGGAAAAATACAGGGACCTGAACCTTGTTGTTGGCCGCGAACAGAAAGCTGAGGCTGAAAAATACGTCAAAGCTATCGAGAAAGTCACGCAGACTTACAACGAGCAGACCGCTACGGTTAAGAATTCCGTCCGCGAGCAAACCCAGGCACTGGATCTGCTGCGCTCTCAGTTCGAGACTGTGTCAAGCGCGCAGGGTGATTTCATCCAACGCAGGCAGCAGCCTCTGGATGCGGTAGGCGGTATTGATTTTCTTGGCTCCTTACGCCGAGACGCCGAAAGCGGTGTAGAGAAAATAAACCGCGAAGAAGCTGAGAAACTGGCGGCTTTGGATCAAGCCTACCAATTCGAAGTATCCCTAAGAGACGGCCAACAAGCGCAAGCGCTGGCCTCCGAGCAGATTTTCCAGGACATGAAAACTCAGATCCAGGATCAGGCGGCTCGGGACCGGCTGAATTTATCTGTAGGCCATTTCCAGACTGAAGCTCGGGCAGAGCAGAGCTTCCAGGTAGCTCGCGCTTCAGCTATTGCTGGCGGGTTTGCAGCATTAACGCAAGCGGGTGCGGCCTCCAGTAAGAAGTTATTCGAGTTGAATAAAAAGGCCCGGATAGCGCAAATATTAATCGACACTCCCGCGGCCGTGTCTGGCGCGTTCTCATGGGGTGCAGCACAAGGCGGCATTTACACTGCCATTGCGTCTGGCGCGGCGGCACTACTGAACCAGGTAGCGCTTTTAAACCAGGCTCGGTCGGCTACGTTCGGCGGCGGCGGCAGTGGCGCTGCCAGTACGGCAGCTACACCTACTTCCACCACCCCAGCAGCGCCCGACATACCTTCTGCCACTGATTCCATATTCAACCAAACCAATACCGGCGGCACATTGAACACTGTCGACTCTTCTCAAAGCAGAGACTCCGCCCCTGCAACAGTTGTGCTCAAAATCGATGTAGCAGATGCACAAGGTTTTGATAGAATGTTAGAGCGCAATAAAGGTAAACTTACCCGGGTAATCCAAGAGGCATACACTGAGCGCGGCGTTCGCGGGGGGCCGATAAGCTAATGGCAGGCACATTTCCAACTTCACCGAGGCCTTCCAAAGTCAGGGTAGAGTACGTTACTTCGACACAGGTAGACTCGACGCATTCCGGCCGGCGCAATGTTCGCCAATTCGGTGCGCAGCGCTGGCGCTTGTCGGCCAAGTTTCCTTCGACGATGAGCCGCGAACAGTTCATGCCTATATACGGCTTCTTGTTAAAACAAGATGGGCAGTTCGGCACCTTTCAATTTACTTCCCCGGATCTTGATGTGCCGCGAGGCACGGCTACCGGCACACCCCTGGTCAATGGTGCCTCACAAACTGGCACTTCAATTATTACGGATGGATGGGATAACAGTATCTCGACTTTGATGACAGGCGACATACTGAAATTCGCCGGCCATAACAAAGTTTACATGGTCACTGACGACGCGACTTCCGATGGCGCCGGCAATTCTACTATTCAGATACGCCCACCATTGATGGAGTCCCCAGGCGATAACGAAGCGATAACAGTTAATGGTGTAGCTTTTACAGTGCAGGTTGCCGCGGATATCTCAGGATACGATGTCAGTGGGCCTTTGCTGTACGATTTCAGCCTCGAAATGATCGAGGTGATCTGACATGTCTAGAGGACTGCACGTTGACTCGATCGCTGAATTAGAAACAGATGGCCAGTATCTGTTCCATTTAATCGAATTTGAATTTGACGCAGGCACGGAAAGGTTCACCGATGCCCACAAGGACATCGTTTTCAATTCCAATACTTATTTGGCAGACGCCAGGTTCAAAAGTTTCGGAGACGTTGTAGAAACCCAGAGTTTGGAGTTGAGTTCCATGCGTTTCACTGTTTCAGGGGTGGATCAAACTGCGCTTGCCGCCGCCTTGCTGAATGATACCGTCAACAGAAAGGTCAATCTCTATCAAGGGTTGTTGGATACGGGTACCTACGCTGTAATCAACACGCCTATCATCATTTATTCTGGGCGTATAAAGTCGCATGAGTTCAAGGAGACCCCGGGCGGTACTGCTTCGCTAACCTGGAATACAGCTTCGGTGTTGGCAGATTTCGATAGGACAGCAGGCCGCCGGTCTAACCACCAGGACCAGGAGTCTTATATCGCTATCCGCGGCTTAACCGGCCCCGACTACGGTTTTGAATTCGCTCATCAGATCACACCTGACCTGCGGTGGGGGAGACCTTGATGGAATTTGATATAGTAGAAATTTCCCCGGAAGCCGCCGCTAAGTATATCGCCGGGTCGAAAGAATACAGAAACATGATGATCGATGGCAGCCTTGAGCCTGAGCAATTCACCCTGCCGGACATACCCTGCTACGGGGCATTCTCGAAAGGTGAAATGATTGCTGTTTACGCTATGGTGCCTCATAAACAAGGTTACCGGGTGCATTTCCAGATAACAGAGGACTTCAAGCCGCAAGCTGCAGAGATCGCCGAGCAGTTTATCGAGAGCCACCCCGCCACTCTGTACGCGCGCGTGCCCACCCAATTAAGGACTTACATAAATTTCTGCAAGAAACTAGGCTTCCGGGAGTACGCCATAGCCAGAAACGCCTACACAGTCGGCGGAGAAAAGCGAAGCTGGCAGAAGTTGGTGAGGTTCTGATATGGGTATAGATTTCGTCGATGATCTTATCGATGACGCTGTCGACTTTGTTGAGGATGTCGTCGATGACGTAGTCGACTTCGTGCAGGAAGGCCTGCAGTCTCTGTTCGATATTGACATACCAGAACCGGAGAAAGCACAGGAAGGGGTGCTGGTTACCAAAGTTGGCGCGGTAGAGCATCTACCGCTAATCTGTGGCACTCGGAGGGTGGGCGGCACTTTAATTTTTGCTGAAGTTACAGGTACAGATAACGAGCATCTGTGGCTGGTTTATGCGATAGCTGATGGCGACACACCTTGCTCTAGCATACTCAGCACAGGCATACGGGTAAACGGCTTGCCCTGGTCAGACGCTAAATATACAGGGCTGCTGGCCAACGAGATAACCACAGGCGGGCACACGTCGCAGCCTTTCACCACCTTGCAAGGGGTTTCGGCGGTCTGGACTTCTGGCCACAAATTGCTGGGAACGGCTGCCATGGCAGTGCGGTTTACATGGGATAAAGAAGCGTTCTCAGGCATACCCAAAGTAGATTTTCAAGTGGTGGGTACCCAGCTACTAGATTTAGACGTTCTGCCTACAGAAACTCGGCGGGCTAGTAGCAACCCTGCCGAGTTTCTATTCGAGTACCTGACCAACGACATAGTAGGCAAGGGTCTCAGCAAAGTTGATGGCGTTGATATCGACCTGCAATCGTTCAAAGACGCCCGGGACTATTGCAATGATTCGGTAACCTCGTACTCAGGCGGCCCCAGCCATACCCGTATGACTTGCGATTTAGTTATCGACCCTGCCCGGAAGGTGTCGGAAAATATCACTACTATCCTGCAAACATGCCGCGGCTCATTGCCGCTGATAAACGGCGTGTTCCACCTCGTTATAGAGAAACACTACACGCCGGCCGATTATGGCAGAGCAAGCTATTTTGATTTCAATATCGATAACGTGATCGGCGGCTGGTCGTTTAAATCCGGCGACGTTAATGCGAGGTATAACAGGGTCAAAGTCACTTTCCCTAATGAGGACCTGGATTACAAATCTGATTTTGTTGCAGTGGAGTCTGCCACTTTCCGTGCTGAGGATGGCAGACTGTTGGAGAAAGCCGTTTCTCTGGCGGGTACCACGAATGTTTATCGAGCGATCGACACGGCCTCTGTATTCTTGCGCCGATCACGCCAGCAAATTTTAACCTCATTTGTGGCTATACCGGAGGCCAGACAAGTAACTGTCGGAGAAATAGTCACCGTTACCCACCCTACGCCAGGCTGGACAGCCAAGCAGTTCCGTGTAACGCGAATGACATTGCTTCGTTCTGGCAACTGTTCGGTTACATTGTCTGAGCACGAAGAAACTGTTTACGATTTGTCGGTGCCGAATGAAGTTAATACGGCGGCAGATACCAATCTACCTGACCCGAGTTCGGTGCCTACGTTGACAGGTTTGACATTGGTCAGCGATGAAACTGTTTTGAAAATCGCCGCTGACGGCACGCTAGTCCCGCAAATACATGCCTCATGGACGATACCTTCGAATATTTTTGTCAATGGTTACGATGTCGAGTTTAAGTTGTCCGCTGACAGTATTTGGTTGGCAGCAGGTTCACCGAACTCTTTAAACACTGACGAGTTGTTTATACCGAATGTGGTAGAGTCTTCAAATTACGATGTTCGGGTAAGAGCGCGCAATTCAGGCGGGTTTTCTGGGGCTTGGGCTACTGTTTCTGCGCATACGGTTATCGGTAAGACTTCGAAGCCTACAGATGTTCCGTGGTTTCAAATAGACGGCCAGAGAGTTACTTGGGGCGTGGTCACTGACAGAGACTTGGCGGGCTACCAAATCAGATTCCAATTCGGCGACAACCCCTCTTGGGGAGACGCCGCCAATGTCAACAAAGGGCTGCTAACAGAAACGCCTTACGTGCTGCCAATAGGCTTGTCAGGCCCTATAACATTAATGATAAAAGCAGTTGACACTTCTAAACTTGAAAGCGAAAACGCTGCAGTCATCATAACTAATTTCGGCGACCCCGTGGTCTCTAACGTACTGCTGTCGATCGATGACCACGCGGGCGGGTTCCCTGGAACACTAACAGACGCCACTGTAGAAGGCGGGTCAGGGGATTTTATAGCTGACAGCCAAACACCTTTGATGTGGGCAAATAGCCTACAGAATATGTGGACAAACGACAATGCCCTGCAGTGGGCTACTGTGCAATATAGCGAATCCATTTATGAGCGCACTTTAACCCCTGCTTCCGTGGCGGTAGGGTCTGAGATGGTTATTACTCGCACGATAGTTGCTGAGAAACATACCATAGAATACCGCCCTCAGGCACCTGGCGGCATGTGGGCAGACGACCTGTCACTGATGTGGTCTGGTGATTCCAACGATATGTGGTCAAGCCCCCCGGATTATCAACAGTGGCCTGGCAGATTGGCCGTATTGAAGCAGCCTTATGATTTTAGGTTCACTTTAGGCCAAGGTGAAGTTGAAGGCCGGATAAGTGTGTTATCATTTGACATCGATGTACCGGATATAAACGAAAGTTTGGGTGATGTCTCTATATTGTCGGGCGGCACCAGGTTGAGCTTGACAAAAACTTTCGATACGATAAAAGTAGTTAATCTAACGCTGCAAGATGACGGCGGCAGCGCTAGAACGGTTCGCGTAATAGATAAGTCTATCAGCGGGCCATTAGTTCAATGTTTCGATTCGTCAGGTGTAGCTACCGCAGGCGAAGTAGACGCAATTATCCAAGGATACTGACATGACAGCACTACCAGCAAAGACAGATTTCACCGGCCCAACTGTAACCGAAGGGCAATTTAAAACAGCGCTTGAGGGTATGCATGATTATCTAACGGCAGCGATTGGCAGCGATGCATTGTTTGCAATCAAAGCCGCTGATGAGTCACTGTCCTCTTCCACAGTCTTACAGGATGATGATGATCTGCAACTGACTCTTGAGGCTAACTCTACCTACCAGGGGAAAATGTTTTTAAATGTTACTTCCGCTTCAACCAACGGTAATTTCGTGCATAACCTTATTGAAGCCGATGGAGACTGGTCTGCTGTGATGATAATCAGTGAGATCGGATTAGCTTCTGCCTCAGTCTCCGCGGTTGATTCGGCCACCACCCCTCCTGTTATAGGTGTTTCGGCAGGTGTTGCTAGAAAGATTCGGTGGGATATAGAAATTAATACAGGAGGGTCAGGCGGTGTTTTTAAGTTACAATGGGCTCAGTCTTTTTCGGAAGCTACCGCGACCATAGTTAAGGCAGGCAGTTACCTTAAGGCAACTAAACTGGCCTAATAGCTTTTAAAACTCATTTGGAAAACATTGTTTCCAGAATATGTGGGTATGTTCGGTATCGGCTTTTGATGGGCCTTCCACTAATACAGTTAAGTAATGTAAAAGTTCGTGGCGAGTAACCCATCCTTTGTAATAGTAGTAACTGTCGTCGCCGTATTCCGGGTTGATGTCTTTATCTACTACGATTGAGTAGCCTTCAGTAGTCCATATACGACCATCGATGCCTTTTGGCATTTCTTCGCGAGGCAGATACTCGATAGTCAAAGGTCTATTAGAAATGTCGAGGCTGACACCAGCGCAAGTTTGAATTTCAACCCACCATCCTTCAACCTTAGCCATTTGAGATTCAGGAAACTGCTCAGTATCATAGCGCAAGATAAACCGGTCAGACTGCTCAGTAATACTGCCAGACCATTCGACCAGTGGTTCGTACTGATCCTCGACCCCGCACCCAGCCAATCCCACCGCCAAAACCAAAACTATTAATTTAATATTCATACCTACAACCTTACGAATGCCAATTAATTTGTCAACAAGTTGAACTAATTGCCGCCTACAACAAAATAAAGTAAACTCAGCCCGAAGCAAGACCTAAAGGCCAGTGCATGATCATTCTAACTAGACAAAACGACGGCAAGAAGGGTACGCACGGCACTTTCCGCTTGCAAGGTCTAGAATTCCATAGTCTCGAGCGCAGATGGGAAGACAACAAGCCTTTCGAATCCTGTGTGCCGCCTGGCGAATACGTTCTGATTCCGCACGACTCGGCCAAGTACGGCGAATGCTTCGTGATGGTCAACCCTGAACTGAATGTTTACTACCGAAAAGACTCTCCTGGCAGGCCTGAAAATGGCCGCTACATGTGCCTGTTTGTCCATAGAGGCAATGAGGTCGAGAACTTCGTAGGCTGTATCGGTGCCAGTCATGCCTATGACGTTGATAACGACAGGCTGTTATCCAGCACTACAACTGCCTGTAAAGAGGTGAATAGACTGGTTGACGCCGAAGGCTCGTACCGATTGTTGATTCAAGGGGCGCTCACATGACCGCGCACCACTTATCCCGTAAATTTCTGTTAGCCGTTTTTATTGTTTCGGTCTCTAGCGTCGCGCTATTTATCGATAAGTTGACGGGGGGCGCATGGGTGGCAGTGTCTACTCTAGTCATCAGTTCGTATGGCGCTGCGGATGTCACTCAGCAAACACTCGCTAAAAAAACTGAGGCCGCCAATGGAGATTCTTGACATGCTAGGCGTTGGTGCGTCAGTCGCCTCAGGGGGTTTGTTTGGCCTTGTCGGATCGGCTTTTGGTGCATGGATGAAGGCAAAGCAAAAGGCTGCTGAAATACAAGAGCGCATTGCCGATCGAAACCACGAAAAAGAAATGTTCAGATTGCAGATGGAGGGCAAGTCGCAGGATGGATCGTGGACAGCTCTAGAGACATCACTAAGGGCTGAGCAGTCGACTAACCTGGCTACGAATTATAAATGGGTATCGGCAATCAAAGCATTGTTTAGGCCGTTCATCACTGCTGCATTATGGGTTATGGTTTACCTGGAGATTACGTTACTCCTATCTGGGGAACTCACTGAACACGTTGCAAGAGTCTTAGATTCCCAAGCTATACTCGATCCGACTGAGATCGTCGAAATTGTAAAATATATCATCTACTCGACCGTCTTCTCTGCTACTACTGCTACCACCTGGTGGTTCGGGGAGCGGAGTTTGACGATGCCCGAATTCAAAAATAGGTAAAGGAAATCCAAAAGTGAGAGAGTTCGCATCCAAAATCTTAGGGCAGGTATTAGTTACCGGCGGGCTGGCTTTCACAGGAGCGACGCTGGCCTGGATGTTGCAAATGCCAGCCTTTGAGGTTCGCCTGGAGGCACTGGAAAAGTTACAGCACCCAGGAGAGTTTTACAGAGATTTTCAAAACGACAGGATACAAGGTATCAGGGACAGGTTGGACCGGCTAGACCGGCACGAAGAAAACTTTAACCACAGTACGAGGTAATAGATATGCCAGGCGGAAGAGGAACACCACTGCAACTTGCAGATGCACTGAATTTTCCAAAGCACAAGCAGATTGCCAAGGCAATCAAAATGGCGATGGACAATAATGAGTATATTATGCAGGCGTCTTTAGGTGCGCTCGGGGCGGGGCTGGACAAATGCCAGCACGAAGACACCTTTACCGATGTCTGGTGCCATGCCCTTGAAACCCACAAAGTCGACTGGTCGGAGTATTAAAGTGCAGGCTCTCATAGACAGATTCAGCAAATTTGTAAGCGCCCACAGCCTGGCTCTGGCCATAGGTTTTGTAGGTCTGTTCGCCTATGTGAATATGCATGTGTGGGGTGACGGAGGCGGCTACATATATTTGCTCGGCGTGCCGATCTACGCATACTCGCTGATTTGGGGTTGGGTCGGCCTGATAAAAAAATTAGGGGCGTTTATAGGTGCCCACAGTTTAGCTGTAGCTAGCGGGTTTGTAGGTCTCTTCGCGTATGTAAACCTGCATGTGTGGGGTGACGGCGGCGACTACATACATTTGCTCGGCGTGCCGGTCTACGCCTACTCGCTGATTTGGGGCTGGATAGGCCTGATCGCTTTTATCAGCGGCATTAATTATGTCTTCTGCGAGAACCAGAGACACTCAATTTGGTTTGTTATATCAGCTTGGTGGGCCGCTAATATCGGCATGACATCAATATTAAACGCAATCAAAGATCGTGGAGTTGAAGAGTCCGGCGGAACAATCTTACTAGATGTTTTCGGCTTGAGTTCGGTAGAAATGCCAGTATTGATGCTGGATTTTATCGGGCAAGGCTCTGTGGATATTGCCTGCGCACTATTAATCTGGGGTCTAGTCTCTCGGAGAATTTTGGCCACCCCTGTATGGCTGCTTATTTTTATCGGTTTTCTCATAGCAAATATTGTGGGGCATTTAGCTGGTACCTGGAATCTGATGGCAGGCGTCGATGGCGAAGTTGTGGCGCAATCCTATGAACCCTACATGTATTTAGCCTTCACAGTTATGTTAGTATTGCAGGCGATTGGGGCTGGGGTCGACGCGGGATTCAGGTGGGTCAGGTATGATGTGGATATATATAGGGACCTCCGCCCTATTATTGAGCGGATTAATAATGACTATCTACATCTACCATAGGGTGCAGGCGCACCGACGTGAGAGCGCAAAGCAGAGTAAGATCGAACCATGAGAGTTGATAGATAATGGGTAGAGTAATCGCACAAACGCATAATCCCGTCGCACAAGGGGGCGGCATATATAGCGGCGGTACTTCTGCGCCGACTGGCTCTAATATTTATCTATTAAACAACTCTTTTGGCGCTGCCGATGGCTATACGGTCGAAGGTGATGAAACTGTTTATGGTGTAAATGGTAACTTTGCTTTCGGTGGCGGTTCAGGTGCAAGTAATTCAGCACCTGATTTTGTTGGTGTCTATACCGAAGTGTTGGCAGCAGCTAAAAACCCAACTTCCCCGGGCCAGTACGGGTCAAGATCGTATATCTCAGACCAAAGCGCTAACCGTATGACAAGCCCACACAGATTCAATCCCAGTTCACCTCTAACCGAGTTTTGGATGCGTTGGTATTCACGGTATGAATTGGGTTTTGATTGGGGTGGCTCGGTAGGGCCGGGTTATCATAAATTGATTTATTGCAAAACAGCATCTGGTGGTTACTTAATAATAGAACCTTCGACGGTTACATTGGGCGGCGACTGGGGTTTTGCAACACCTGTAGGCACATCGCAACGTGATGGTACATATAACTGGCCTGATTTCTTTGGCGCTACTTCAGATGGTTTGTTTCACAGGTTTGATACTCACGTAAAGATGGACACTGACAGCACTGATGGCGCTTTCCAACTATGGATTGATGGCACAGTGGTGGTAAATCTAACTGGCATAGACATATCTGGCGGTAACGCAGGAATGCGAGCAGGTTTTGATAGATTAGATTTTATTGAAAACCAAAGCCTACCAGCGCATACAGGCATCAAATATTTAGACACTGACGATGTTGCAATCATGAACACAACGCCGGTTGATATCGAGCCAATAACTGGCCTGCCTTGGATAGGAGCGGTAGCGTAATGGTGCAACTTGTATACGTTAATCCAGACAACGGAACTTCCGGTGATGGCACCACCGCAGAAACTGACAGTTCCGCTGACAGCGCGTGGAAAACATTAGGCGAAGCTATTGCCGATCTTCCGGCTACGTTTACTGAAGATATAGAAATACATTGCGCGGGTGTAGCAGATGATACGACCTCTGTTGACTTTGACGGCTATGCAGTCGGCGCATTCAGTTTGACAGTTATTGGTGACTATTCTGGCTATGGCTGGAACGCGGGGGAGTACGTACTTTCTTCATCAAATGCCAATGGTACGCTTCAGATATCTACAGATGTAATTCTTAAAAACTTGCAGGTTGAAAGCATTGGTAGCGGAGCTTCTCGACGTTCAATTAAGGTTAATACTTTAGCCGCAACCGAATTCGTGCAAGGGCATAATTTAATGTCCCGCGTGGTAGGTACTGTAGGCACGACTTCAAACGCTATACTTATAAATGTTCCAACAGTAGTTTATCAGTCGATATGGATAAACTGCCAATTTGTTAATCGCCTGGATACCGCTGTGTTTGTCAGTGATCTGGCAGATGGTTGTGTAATGTATAATTGTCTGGCGTATGGTTCTACATTTGATGACGGATTTGTTGCTATAGGTGGTGATAGCATTGTCCTGAAAAACTGTTTAGCAGCAGGTAATTTTGACAAAGATTATGCTGGTGGTACAGCTAACAGTAAATGTATCACCAACCTTTCAGAAGACACCACTGCATTCGGTACTAGCCCGGTAACAAGTGCCACCATTACGTTTGAAGATACTGCTAATTATGATTTCCGATTAGTTGTCGGTGATACAGATGCAATAGGCGCTGCAACCGATCTATCGACCGATGCTGATTCATTATTCTCATTCAGTACAGATGCGGCAGGCAATACCCGATCTAGTTGGGATATTGGGCCTCACGAGTATCAATCGTCCATTAGCGCAGCAATAACCGGCACAGCAACTGCAAGCATTGTTGAAGCTGATATTGTCACTGGCGGTAAAACCATAATAATCACCTTAACGGGTGATACATGGATTGCAGCAGGTACTGGGCCGATTGGCACCATTGCTCAATCAGATGCGTTGCTAGCCTCGATTGACTCTGCTCAGGCTGAAGCGGCTGGCTGGGATGCAGAAGTAAAAGCCAACTTTGTTACTGGTGATCTTGTGAGAACCAGTAACACGGTTGCAACAATTACACTCGGTGCAGAAGCTGCTTATGCAATAACAGCACAAGAAACTATTTCGATTGGCGATATTGCAAACGCTATCCTGACAACCAGTGGAACGGATTTAGCAGTAACAGGTAGTTTCACGATTGATCCTGATTCAACGGCTGTGACAATCACCGATGTTGATACCGATGAAACGCTTGTAAACAATCAATTAAATGTAGTCACTACAGGTACGAATTTCGAGGCTGCACAAGGCACTGGGGTAATGCGCTTAACAGACGGATCAATTACCTCGAATTTTACAATTGATTCTTGGTCTGATGTGTCAGTACAAGGTGATTTGGTTCAAGGTAATGTACCGTTTACAACTGCTAGTCATGCAGTTGCCGTTGAAATTATTAATGATTCAGCTTCTAGTGATATGCTGGCAGTCACTTTTGATCCTGAAGCTGATACAGCAGTTGTCGAGTTGGCCTCGCCAGTTGAAACCGATGGTCATATTGCAATTACAGGAACTCCAGTCACTGGTGATCAATATCACTATGATTCAATTCTGTATGAGTCGGACGGCGTAACACCAACTGTTTTCACTGTTAGCGTATCTGCAACAGGTTTTATCACAACAGGTGGTAGTCCTACTCCAGGGGCTACTTTCAAATTCAAAGCACGACACTGGGATCAAACAAACTGGGATGAATCCAGCTTATCCACGGGTGCCGTGCAAACAGTTATTATCCCCGTTGCAGACGTAACTGCGCCCAACTTATCTCTGCCAACATCAGCAAGTATTACTGAGTCAGCAGTAGTTATTGGCGCGACAACAGATGAAGCAAACGGTACTGCATACGGCATAATCACAGCAAATGGAAATCAAACTTTACCGACCAATCAAGAGGTAATCGATGGCACTGCACCCGAAGAATTATTTGGTGCCGTTGATTTAACTATATCGGCAACCGGTGTTTTCACTTTTGCATCAATTCCAGGACTTACGCCAAACACAACTTATGGCTATGCAATTGTTCATGAAGATATATCAGGAAATGAAGATGCAGGGTCTAGAGTTAATGGCACGTTTACCACGGATACTGCCGATGTAACCGCACCTACGTTAGATAGCATAACAATCAACGATGCTTCTCCGAATGATGTAGTAATGCGATTCAGTGAGCCGGTCACTGGTACAAATTTAGGCTTCACGCTCGCTGGCACGACTTCAACTACATTTGCAAGTATTTCAGGAAGCGGTACAACCTGGACAGGTGTTCTGGCCTCCCCAGCAACTGAGTTGGAGACAATCACACTAAGCTATGCAAGTGTCACAGGTGATTTTGAAGATTTATCTGCTAATGCCCTGGCTGATATTACGAATCAGGCTGTAGTATACAGGCTGTCTAGCGGCTTAAAATTGCCTTCCGTGCGAACTCCTTTTAGACTACCCTTTAGAACTACGTTCAGGACAGCCTTCAAAGGCTAGGTGAGAACATTATGACTGACATATTCACAAATCAAACCGCAGATTTTGACGGCTCTGGCAGCCCCGCCGCTATGGCGGCTACAGGTACCTTACAGGTGACTTTCTCTGGCACGACCAGCGGTGCGGCGGCCCTGCAACTCTGGGCCAGAACTGACACCGCTGATTACGCGCCACTGCTGCCTGCTGATAAGTCCAATAAGCTGGACATTTACGCTTTTGATCTAGGCATTGCCACCGACTACTATTTCACACTGAAAGGCGTGGTAGCAGGCGACTCGCTGGATGTGTCTGCAGTTGAAGTGTAACTTTACAGGAGAAAACCCATGTTAGACGACATTAAAGATTCGATCGATCAGTTCCAACAATCCAACGGTGAAGCGCTTTCCGAGCGCGACCTGATGGGTATCAACAAGATTCACTTTGAGTTGGATTTGTTGAAGCGGGTGGAGGTTAAGCCTAAGAAGAAGTCTCGGGTTGTTGAGGGTGATGGCGGGATCTAATCATAGCCTGTGCCCAGTAAGCGCCCGACTGAGTGCCCTGACTGACAACAGGACCACCGATCGGAACAAAGCCTTTGGCCATCTGATCTCTGACTAGTTCTTCCAGTGAAGTTGTCTCCGCATTGAGGCCGCAATTCACGTATTGAGTGCTTACGATTTTATATTCCATAATGTTCTCCAAAAGGCTTCCAGGCTTCTGCGCATGCTTGGTTTAATTGGTCCATTGCTGCACTCAAGGGCATTATTCAAACTCCTGCAGATAGGCTTGCAATTCACTTTGCAGGTCTATAGTGTCCTGTTCAGCCTCACGTATCTCCATTTCCAACTGCTTGACGTCTACAGCTACGCTTAAACCTTCGCGTATAAGCTCCCCTGCGTCGTCGGACTCTAAGGACTCCCATTCATAAGTCCCTGGCTTCAGGCTCTTCTCAGGCAAGTTGAAGCGGTCCTGGTCGCCGTCGTTGATGCCGCAACGAGTGAATTCTACCTCTGTGCCTGGCTCGACCCAGTCAAAAATATCAGCCATGGCTGATTTTGGGATTTGGACGCCTTTTTTATCGTAGTCGCCAAAATAGAGGATATGCACAGGTTTATTATATTGTCGATACAATTCGTCACAATGTTTTGCGATATTCCATTTGTGGGGGATGCTGGCGTCACCTCTGAACGCTGAGCGGTTAGCCCATCCCGCGAAATGCTCAAACTGCCCTGACATAGTGGCGGCCTCGAAGATCAAAAATGGTACTTGTTCCTGGCCTAGATAAAGGTCGGGAACAATGTCTGCGTATCGGTGTAAAATGCCGATGGCGTCTGCCCTGTCGCAAGGTTGCCATGCAGTCGCTATACTACGGCCCTCGTCGACCAGTGTGTCTGGCCTCCACCTTTTGTAGAATCTTTTCCTGGCGGTGGCTGCCAATCCCTTCAATTTCACATAATCATCCTTGGTTTCGAGGTAGCCGTCCTGTAAGAGACGGTAGAACACCCACCGCAAACCTACGCGGTAGGGCACAGATTGGATGTAACTGTACGCGGCATCGAGAATTGTTTCAGTTGCTTTGCTGGGATTGTATAGGTTCATAACCCCACCTCAAAAGCTTGCCCCGGCTCCGCGCCAGAAAGCCAGCCCCAATCCACTGGTGAATAAACGCCTGAAAAAGTAGGCCTGTAAATTCTATGACCACAGCGACATTGCAGGTACTCGTTAGCGCCTGCGTGGTGGTGGCTGCGGTGCCAATGAATGTGCAACAATTTTTTAAGCCAGTTCATAACTCCACCACATTCGAAGCCGTGCCCTTATCAGATTCCCGGTGAGTGACCATAATAACCTGCCCATGCCCGAGCAGCGACCCCGACAATCGCATAGCATTTTCCTCCGACATCGACTCAGTGGGCTCATCCAGCACCACAATCGGGCAGGACGACCGCAGAGACTTAGCCAGCGCTAACCGTACCGATACCCCGATAAAGCCGCGCTGGGCTCCGCTGGCGCTTGCGATGGGGGCAAATACCCCTTCTTCGCAGAACATAAACCCTTCTTTGTCGGATTTCATCAGTGAAGTGATACGGCCATTAGTAGCCTGCATCAGGAAGCTGGACGCGATACTCAGGATATTTGACCAGATCGATGACAGGAAACGCGCGCGGGAATCCTTCAAGTATTGTATGAAGTCTTCCAGGAGTTTGCTTTTGTCCAACTTTTCGCGGAAGGCCAGTTCATTAGCAAGGTCTTGTTCGAGTTGCTTGATAGCCCGCTGCAGATCGCCTTTCTCAATCTCAGCATCGTGAAGGGCAGCGACTG